TTATTGCATTCCGAAAAAGCTGAATAAGTAATTACTGAGCATAGTAGATGCAACTGATGTACCAACAGCTAAGGCTCCAGCCTCCGCGTGGGAAACCATCTTTTCAAGCCATGACTTAGTGTTCTCTCCATAGGCAGGTTTATCGTTAGGATCCTTATCTGCCTGTATAGCAGCTTTAAGGTCATCAAAATCTTTATTCGATACCCCCAGCGAATCTAAAGCACTTTTAAGACTTGATAAATCACCGGCAGTTACATTAAACTCGCCATCTTGTGAGACATTATCGTTACCTAAAGCAACATTTTGCACATTACCTGTAATATAAGTGGTAAAAATTTGCGACACTTTCTCTTGAGGTACTGGCGATGTGTTTTGTGGCGCTTCTCCAGCATCGGGAGCTTCTTTTTCAATGGCTAACGAGAAATCAAGTATTCTTGTCTTGATTGTGTCAATAACTGAAACCATCGCTCCATACGGAATCATCTTCCATGCACTCAAACAGGCCATATTTTCATATATGTCATTAGCAAAACGAGTTACCATATCTTGCGGCCATGGGTCTTTAAAATTCTCACCCGTGTTTTTTGCATCGTTAACAAGTGCGGCATAAGCGCTTATTGGCCCTATGAGATAAGATGTTGTGGTCATATAGCTTACCTCTTTAGGTATGCAAGATGGCGGAATAGGAGCATTGTCCATGCTACTACCAAATGGCCCAGCGAAAAAGCCATACGACTGTGTATTTAGAACTCTGTATATTGGGAGATCTCCTTTATCATTATACCCATTTAGCTCATAGTCTATCCAGTCGCTAAATTCCTTATTGTTTAATCTTGCTGCTAGTATCTTACATTTACGAAGCAAATTACAGATATCTATGTTGTTATCTACTGCTGCATCTTGGATATCCCTTAAAAGCGGCACGACATTATCCCCCTTTATATAGTTTTAGTAACCTTTAATTTAATTATGACAGACAGCAAATACATGAGTCAAGCAAGCGCTATTATGATTATTCCACATGAAATAATAGAGTCCCGAGTATTATAGTTGGCACTATGTTTTATAGCTGTCTTGATGTTAATAGTGGAACACTGGGAAAGACAGATAAGGCTATGAGAACAAGCGTTTGTTTGATGATCTATAAAAAGCAATCTATACTGAAATATAGGAACTATTAATCAGGGGGAGGAACATATTATGGAATTAACAGTAGTGGAAAGGATCATTATAGCTAATCAGTTAAGAATACTAGAGAAGCTTTATCCTGGCGATTACAAAGAACGATTAACATTTATCGAAAGAGGGTACACCTATAACTACAGAGAATTAAGCAGCGGCTTAAACTCCGAGACACCGCTAGATGTTTGCAACGAAGTCATAGACATACTTGATATGTACCGTTCAATCACTATATCTTATAAAAATCTTCCTGAGACTGATATTTCTCCCAATGATATACTTTTTTCTGGGTTCGATATGACCAGCGAAGAGTATCATTATGGATATGCAACATTTTATCTAAATGAATTAGGGCGCTATGAGGAGCTACTACAAGGAAATCCGAGAAGAGATTTAAATAGCCATGGTCCCACACTCCGACGCTATCGACGTATGCTTGAATGGTGGAAGCCTTTTCTAGAAGAAGAACAACTTGAATCCATAAATTACACCTTAAATGAAGAGCAAATAAAAGAGCTTCTATCTCTCTGGAAAGCATAGCGAAATATTTATCAAGTGAATTGCAAAAAACAGCCGGGGCACTGCTGTAATGGCTATAATGGCAGTGCCCCGGCTCCTTCGGGGGAAGGCATGATCGGGCGGGAATCGCCCTATGAGATATGCAGATCGGAAAGGTCAGCGTCTCCGTCCGGCACCATCTCGCGGTACCGGCGGTTACGCTCCTCGGGGGTCTCCTCATATGCTGAGGTATCGGTCGTTAAAGTGGCGTTTGCCGGCAGATCCGGACGGCCGTTATCCAGCCGTATCCGCAGCGGGAGTTTTGCGAAACCCGCCGATGAGGTTCTTGAGGTTGACTACCATGTCGATTGCCTTATCGAGGAAAGCGACAATCATGTCCTGGTCCAGATCAAGACCGGGCACTGCCTTCTCGGCGGCCACTATGGATTCCTTCATCAGGTCCAGGACGGCTTTCTTCTTCTCGGCACCGTGACCGGGCTGCTCTACCGCCTCGATCAGTTCGATCAGGGGCTTTAAGAGACCGGTCAGGAACAACAGGGTCTGCAGAAACTTAAGTATCTTCATCGATATCACCTCCATTCTTTTTGGGCTTACCCTCTCCCCTAAGGTTATCCGGCATCGGCCGGTCTATTTGGTAACGATAGTGACCTTACGCGGACTGGCCGTATAAACCACCTGGCCGCCCAGCGCTTCGGCATGGGCCCGGATGGGGCCATAGGCGACGCCGTTTATGATGACGGCCATGCCTATCTTCTTAGTGCCCACGTAGATAGGGAACTCGTTGGGTGCCGACGTAGTGGCCACCGGCTTCAGTTCTTTCTTGATGGCGGCCAGGAAGCCTTCCCATCCGTTCTTCCTTGCCCGGAGGATCTGCGGGCAGTTCTTGCCGCTCCAGTGGTTGTGCTGGACAACGCACTCCGGGAACGGGAGCAGGGTAGGAACATCCCGAATGAGTTGTGCAATGGCAGCCGATCCCTTGGCCTCGATCTTTTTCCGATCACCGTCAAGATGCATGCACATCTCTACGCCGAGGCTCTGACGGTTGCCTGGTCCGGCGCCATCTGCGGCATGGTAGCCGCACTCGTTGAACGGCAGGCTCTGATATACATCGAGTTCATCGACGGTCAGATGCCAGGATACCAAGTTCTTTTCAGCGTCCTTGTTGACGGCCAGGTACGCGGCATGAGCGGAGGCATCCGCTCCCACCTTTGTGTTGCCGGTATCGTGGACGGTTATATACCGCGGCGTCATGATCCGGCCGGGCCTGTTCTTTCTCCCCTGTGGGATGTAAAGCTCGATGAATTTCATACTACTTCCCCCCCTTCAATACTAAATAAACAAACACAGCCAGGCCGATCTGGATAAGTGTATTTAGTGCGGACAACAGGAATGACACCATCATCTTGTCCAGGCGCTCAAAGATCTTACCGATGTTTACCTCGTTACGCCTTACATCTTTGACTACATCCACAACATCCTTATTCAGTAGCTGCAAAGCCGTGCAGCCCTTCTCCGTATTGCAATCCACCGCCATAGAATTCCCCTCCCCCTGCGTTATCTCTTCAGATCAAACCCGGCCGATAGCTTACCGGCCTTTTTGAGCCTCTCCACTGCCATTTCCTGGACCATCTGCCGGGCCTCGGCTGTTATCAGATCCTCTGCAGCCTGGTCTTCCATTACCTGGGCTCCGTTGGCATCCCACCAGGCAGTAATGGATCCCCATGTGGGTTTGGGTCTGGCGTCCTCCCATAACAAGGCGTCAAAGGATTTTTTACTGTTGTCTGTTACCGATCCGCCATATTTAGCGGCCGGCACCAAACCGTCTATGGCCAGAGCAACATCCATATTTATCCCACCTTCCATATTCTCACAACGGTATAACGTTCGTTGCCACCAAAGTTGCTTGCTCGGCCAAAGCCGTCCGTCGCTTTGGTGTTATTGCACCGGTGACGCACTTCGTAAATTGTTTCATCTGCTATGGTTATCTCCCCGTCTATGATCGATTCGGTAGCGGTCGAGACACTATTGGATGTCTGTGCGCTGGTGCTACTCAGAGCGGTAGCCGCAGCGCTGACATCGTAAAAGATGGCGCGATGTTCGCTGGCCACCATAGCCGGCGCAGTAATCAGGAAGCGATATGTGCCGGCCGGTAGAGTAATCTGGTTATTACTCAAAGAGGCGATATTGCCCGGGTTGGCAATAATAGTATTCAGGTCCCGGGTCCTCCAATCGCCAGCGGTAAAGGTACCGCCGTGCGTACCAGCGCTCTTTTCATCCGCTATCAGGATGTAGTCATTCTGAATCCCATCCAGCTTGCTCTTGTCGGCTGCGCTCATCATCCCGGGATCCTCGATGGTGGCCAGTGGATGCTGGTTAGCTCCTCCGGCTCCTGCCAGGTGAGTTCCCCAAGTGACCAGGTCGACATATACTCCGGGATCGATGTTCACAGTCACGGCCAGGCCGCCGCTGACGGTGAATATAGCCTGCATGATCAGCGTCAAGGCGTTGGTACCTTCTGCCGGCATATACCCGGCGTTGTCGCCGGCGTTGCCGTAGGCGATGAGGATATCGGGTCCCGCCTCCGGATCTGCGGCGAAGACGCCCAGCTCCTTCAATTGATACCCGGCCACCAGGCCGGCGTTGGTGAAGTCTCCACGGACGGTGACCACCTCATCATCGGCCGTCACCGTTACAACATTCTGCTCGGCCTGCTGGCCGGCCAGGGCCGTCATCTCCTCCGGAGCAACACCCTCCGGCAGATCCCCGCTGCCAATGGCCAGCTTGGTAACGGCCAGCGCCTCGGCTCCGGCTATCAGATCTGCAAAGAGCATCCTGCCGGCATCGGTAACTTTGAGATTGAATTGACTCATGGTATAGCCTCCGTAACCGTCATGATCCAACCCTGCATACTGCCTGCGCCGATATTACAGGGGGCATCTCCATTGTTCCGCATGATCAGCTCCGCCCAGCTTCTCACGTTTTTCACTATGCGCAATCTGGCCAGGAAATCAGGCCAATCGGCGATAACGTCTATAAACTCCACTCTGAACCAGAAAGGTTCCCCTGCATACTGGAACCACTCCTGGAGGGTGTAGTTACCCTCTCCAAAGAAGTCATCACACAACTTCCGGACGGCGTAGCGGGTGCCGTGCATCCTATGTTCGGCCATGGATCCGCGCACCTGGGCACACTTGTCTGCCAGGGATCCGGACCGGGGCGGATAGTCGACGTGATGCTCCCAGGCCAGAAGGTCCACCACCCTCTCCGCCAGGTTGTCGATATTGTAGATATTCGGCAGCCGGTCCCGGATGGCAGCCATGACGGCTTTGAGTTCCGGATCGGAGGCCTGCATGATGCGAACGGCGTCGTCATCCCAAATGACGGATCCCGGCAGCAGGGTGGCCAGATCGACGTTATGTATGGTCTCAGTCATCCTCCAAGCCTCCGTAGGTAACAGTTGTCGCGCCCTCCTGGGCCACCTGGGTGGCGTCCAATGCAGTGTAGACCGGAGCGGTGATAACAACCCGCTTGGCGCCGGCGTTGAGAATCAGCCGCAGCAGTTCATCCGGATTGATGTCTCTGCCGATCCGCGCACGCTGCCAGGCAGTATAGGCGGCTACGGCAGCATCCACGGCTGTGCGGATTGCGTCCACCTGGGCAGCCTGGCTGCGGCCGATATAATAGGTCAAGGTGATATCGTAATTGCCGGCAACCGGCGCTTTGACGCTGACCAGGTCGGTGAGCGGCCGCCGCGTTTCGTCGTCCAGGTAGTCCTGGACGGTATCCAGAATATCGGCCGCCGGTGCCGGGATGACTCCTCCGGCCAGCAGTATATAGACATCCACGCAGCCGGGATCCGGAGAGAGAACGGAGACATCGCTGATCTGGCCGCTGGCGCTGAGAGCGTGATAGATGTAGGCGTCCCGCGGTCCGGCGGTGGAATACTGGGTGATGCTGAGCCTGACCCTCTCGCGATAGCGCTCATCATCCTCCGGTTCGGCTCCTCCGCTGGTGGCGTTGGTATTGCCGACATCGGCGACGCCGGCTATGGGATCCACCATGGTGGCGATCTCACCGGTGATATAGCCGTTACCGGCCTCGCCGGTGGCCTCACAGACGGCGACAACGCTGACGGTTGTGCTTCCGGCCGGAATGACGGCAGCCTCAGTGGTGGCGAAAGCCAGGTCTCCGTCCTTGGTGGCCCTGATCCCGGCGGGGATGACTATATCCACGGCCGGGGCAGGATCAGCGGTGAACTGCAGAATGCAGGTAGCTGCCGCTGCCGTCAGCCGGGGAACGCCTCTCGATTCTCCGATCACGTCCAGGTAGAGCGACCGAGCGTATTGCAAAAAGGTCTGAGCAGCCGCATCATCGAGCAGCGCCCTCTCTTGGGCAATCTGCTGGGCGATGGTCAGCAGCTCCAAACGGACGGGATCTCCGGGATAGAGCGTCCTGCCGGCGGCTGCCTCATAGCGGCTGATAACGGCGTTGGCTATGGCCTCCGGACTGGTATTGACCCAGGATATTTCGGGGATGATATAGTTATCAGACATCTTTCACCCTCACTATCAGGCTGACGGTATAGTTGCCGTCTATAAGTTGCTGGATGTTGCCGGCGTTGAGATCCACGCCGCGGATCTCGGCCCGTGGCTCACTACGAGCAACGGCCTCCATGATTTGCTGTGAGATCATCTGCATGGCTCTGTCTACGGGGGCGTCGATAAAATCCGCATCGATGCCCAGCCCTCGATCCAGCGGGACACTGAGCCGTTCGGTAGCGGCCAGGATGCGCACGTTCTGGTATACCTCTTCCTCTATAGTCCCTGGATATCTGTTGATGGAACCTGTTATGCCGTTGACGTTGACGATCATATACTACCTCTTCTTTTGAGTGTTCTTTTTGGTTATGACAACATCCCCGATCCGCGTTACGGTGACCTCAGTGCTGGTGTTCTGCACTGCTGATTGTTGCCGGGCAATGGAGCTTGCACTCCGGATACGGATGAACGACAACTGCACCTCGGCCCGGGCGGTTGATCCGGATCGAGTAAAAACCGTGCTCTCCACGCTCCATGATTCTATGGCCCAGTATGAGCCGCTGCCGCCATGAGGCTTGCCGCCGATGATCAGCGGGTGACTGGTTCCTGCCTCGGCCAGGCCGGCTACCCTCTCCAACTCGGCCTCCGCATCAACGCCGTGCTGGGTTGCAAAGACCACTGTAAAGCAGGCTGTCCGCGGGGCCGGGCCGTTCCACTCCTGCACCGGCTCGGCCCCGGCCACCTCATGGGCGTTCCAGCGGCCGCCGCCGGCGGCGCTGATGGATGGTATGGGTGTTTTGCGGCCGGGGGAAATCTCGAATATCAGGGGGCCGAAGCTGCCTGTCTGTGCCATTGATCTACCTCTCTATATCCGGACGTTGCCGGCGGCATCCTCCACAATGGTGTTGCTCTTGAGATGTGCGGCCGTCAGATTGCCGGTGACGGTGACGGCGCCGTCCAGGACGATGGAAGCCGCCTGTATGGTCATAACGCCGTTATGATACTTAAGTTTGCTGCCGTCCGGGGCCCGGAAGTAGAACATGCCGGCTCCGCTCTCCGGAGGCGTATCCTCATCGTTCCAAGTCTCGCATAGCGCCAGGCCGTCCTCCTCGCCCTCCTCCCGGAGAATGCACCACACCTGGCGCCCCTTCTCCGGCAGCTTGTAGGAGCCGGCCCAAGCGAAGAACGGCAGCCAATCGGATATGTAATCCGCGTCCTGGTCATCAAAAAGAACACGTATCCGGTGCGTAGCCGGATCCACGGCGTGAACCGTGCCTATCCTGAGATACATTATGTCACCTGCCTGAGCTTCAATGCGGTGGTATAAGCCGGTCCGGCATGGGCCGTCTCCTCCACGGCGTATTTGCCGTCATACCTTCCCCAGCCGGCCACTTTGACATTCAATCCGGAGAGCAGTCGTTCATCACCCACCATGGTGATATCGGCCGTCATCAGACCTCGGTTGGCAGCCATGAGCCTGGCCGGGGCGATGCGCCTGGCTTCGGCCAGGCTCTCGCAGCGTTCGGTGATGCGCAGCGTCTGCCCGTCGGCCGGGGCGCCGGGGCGGTTATAGGTATATTCCAGCACCTTCTTCCGCTTTTCGTCCCGATAGCGGATGACGGCCGCCCGGTAGGTGTCCACGCTGTCCCGCTTGAATGAGTGAGACAGCACGGCATCCGTGCCCTTGCGAATGGTGAGCACGCCGGCGGCGGCATCGAACTTCTTCTGGGGAAAGACGGTGATCTGCCCGTCGCCTACCTTCACCCGCAGCCCTTCACGGGCGCAGAGCTTGAGCAGGAACTCCATATCGCTCTGATTGCTCTGGCTCAGCTTCTGGTAGACCGAGTTGATGCCGGCCTGCCAGTTGAGCCTCAGCCTGGCGCCGGCGGCGATCTTCTCCGCCACCTGGCGCAGGGAAACCTTGGACCAGGCCTTTGATCTCTTCTCCCGCCGGACGTTGCTGTTGACATCGGCGCTGACCGCCTTTATGGTCATGGTATCCGGCGGCCCCTGGTGTTCATGGCCGTCCACGGAGAAGAGCCCGCAGGGCAGGCGCCGTGGACCGTCGCCGTCGCTGAGCAGGATATCGGCCCGGATCCTGTCGCCGCGCTCCGGCATCCAGGCGTTCATCCATCGGCCGTCGGCATCCTCTACGGTGATTTGCAGATCGTCGGCCTGCTCCAGCCCCTCGGTATAGGACCAGGAGAGAAGAAACGGCTGCAGATCGGCACTGATATCTGTGCTCTGATAGACCACCCTCAGATTGGCCCGCCTGGTGAAATCAGTCATCCGTTTCACCTGCCTGTTTCCAGGGCGGCAGGGCGGCCGCCGCTGGTACATCGACATCCGGACAGACCAACTCAACGCCGGCACTGAAGACGGCGGTCTCGATATGCTCCGGATTATGCCGGATGAGCTTGTCCATGTAGGCGCACGATCCGTAAACCTTGTAGCTGATCGTATCCCAGGTGTCTCCCTGGACGGTTACGTATATGTCACGGTAATCACCGGCCATGACGCGGCTCCTTCTCCATCGGGTTATGGCACATCGGGCACTTGCGCTCGAAGCGTTTCACACATGCATGGCAGAACCGGATATCGCATATAGGACAGATATATCCTGATGTTGTAGTAGTTTTCTTACAACTGATACAATTCACAAGCTATCCTCCGTACGGCCCTGTCGGCGGTGTAAAGCTATCTGTCCACAGGGCCTCACCGTTCAGACAGATGAACTCATCTATATGCGGAAGGCACCGGCCACATCCCGGATATCCTCCTATATAGAAGGGATACGCGTTGGTAAGCGGGGTTGTAAAATTACCGGACCATATATACTTCGTCCCATTCCTGAAATATGCCATCTCCGATCCATGCTTGACTAACGCTATATGGGTCCATACGTTATAAGTCGGACCCCAGTACCTCTGCTGGGACAATCCTGTGAATTCCGCCCTCCAGCCGGTATCGGCATCTCCGGAGAAGTAAAGCCTAAAGTATCCCGTTGAACCCGGCGTTCCTTTACTGAAAACATGACTATCAATCGCCGGCTCTATCAGTTTGATCCAGAAGGCAAATGTAAAATCCCTCGTGCCGAAATTGAAATAATCTGCATCCGAGCATTCGATATAGCCGCCTTGGTAGCCTCCGAATGTACCTGATGCCGTGCCGAACACCTTATCGGACGTTATGATCTTCGCCTGACCGCTTGCTCCGTCATGTGGTGTCCATATACGGCTGCGTTCATCCGTAAAGGCAGTGCTCTGATCCTCTCCATCAAAATGGAGTAAGGATACCCAATTCAATGTAAACGGTGAACCGATAACGTCGAACGCTACTCCGACAATCATATCCCGGGCAATATTGGCGATTGTGTAATGATCATCCGTTACCGGTATAGGTTCGCCGGCAACATACAGCCCTTGAACCTCATATCCCTCACCCGGAGCAAATTGCAGAAGCAGACTTCCGCCTGCTTCCACCTGTATGGCACCGGACGGAGTAACGGTTCCCTGTCCCAGGGATACGGCGATCGTGACGGTGCGATAGAGGACCTCTCCTTCGTATAACTTCAATGACGCTGTATCCGTATAGGTATCATTATCGTAATAAGTATCCGTCCCGATGAATCCGCCCCAGAGACTATACCTGGCAGTGCCGTTCTCCTTGATGTCAGTGCTCTCATCCACCATGTTGTATTCCGGATGCAGCGGGTATTCCATATGAGTACCAGTGTAGGCTATAGTCCATTCAGGGGTATAGACGTGAGCATATACCTTGGTCTCCGTCCATGTATGCATCTCATACTCTGTGCCCTCATCATAGATAACAGGCTCGGTAGCATCAGAGCTTTGCAGCACATACGGGCCGTTTGCATAGGGATAGAGGTTGGCTCCATAAAACCAGAGATCCGGTATTATTGCCGGCACACTGCCCTGTTTCTTGGGTATATAGATAATCCGTCCCACGTTACACCTGCCTGTAATGGGCTGTAAGCTCCAGATCGGCGCAATCCACCACATCGCTGATGACAACCGTCACCCGGTCGCCGTCGGCAAAGCCGGTGTCCAGGGCGGCGGATGCTATCACCTGCCCTACCTCCAGCGCACTATCAGGGACATCCACGCCGCCGATCTGCAATTTGACTGAGCAACTGCCGGCAGAGCAGGCCGCCGCGATCCTGGTCAGATGACCGGCTCCGTTGGCCCTGGTGGTCAGAGGCACAGTCTGCCCATCTGCAGCAGGCTCCTCGATGACCAGCTCCCATTCCAATTTTTGCTCGATCACCACTATGCCCTGCTGTCCATTGACGGATAGGACATAATTGGAGTTTATGGACCGCTGCCAGATGGCGCCGTTGCAGATGATCCAGTCACCAACCTGGAATTCAATGTCGCCGCTGCCCAGGTTCCTGGTCCCGGCAACATTCACCAGGTATATGTCGCCCGTATCACCTATGCCGTCGGCAAGCTCCGGAGCATTTGTCGAGACATCCCAAGTGCCCTTGAACTCCATGATTGTGCTGGGCAGCCTACTGGCAGGAACCTTCTGTCCTATATCCAAATCGCATGTGCCGCCAGCGGCGCCCTTCTCGCTGGCCGGTATTGCTCCCGTCTGGGCCGCCGTCACCTGGTGAGGATTATCCGTCCGGACATCATGAGCACCGTCTGTCAATTTGTCCAGCTCCGCCTTGTTGTCATGGCCGTGACGGGCGGCAGTGTTTTCCGCTATATCGGCATGGGTAAACTCGGTTTCATGCGCCGTCACCGCGCCATCCACATATATTTTGGTTGCCCCTGGGATGCGGTTCTCCTTGCCTGCCCCTATGATCTTATCTCCCATCATCTCACCTCGCCAGTTCTGTATAGCCTTTTTCGGCATACACCAGCATACGATCGTTGGCCCCGCCGTTGGCAGCCACACCGGCCGCATCGGTCAGCGCCAGGTAGATACGCGGCAACGCTGTCTCCGTCTTGATCCAGGGATCCAGGTTGATCACGGCCGTGCCGCCGTCTGTTATATAGCCCTCGGCGTTGGCCGGGCTGCAATCATCCTTGTCCTCTCCGTAATCGGCCCGGAAATACACCCGGCCGTTGGGGCTGGACAGCAGATCCGCCTGCAGGACCATCCTGTTGAGTCCGGAGCAGTCCAATTCAGCCGTATCCACGCCTACCAACGCTATGGGCGCCGTAGGCCCTTTGTGTGCCTGTATCATAATGCTTTACCTCCTGGTAAAATTGCCGATAAATATTCCAGAAACATTCCTGGAATATTCCATGTGAAATAATCTAAGCAAAGGACCGCCGGCGCTCCTGGTCCTGCAGGCCCATGATGACCCGCTTAACTTCGGCGGCGATATCAGACGCCGCAGACCGCAGGCCCTCCGGGCTCTGACCCGCTCCGGCGTTGACGTTGACGTTGATGGTATAGCTGGCGCCCGCTCCGGCGCCGATGGCCGCCCCTGTCTGTCGCCACAGGGACACAGCCCTGTCGCGGTTGTTGGCCAGGGGTATGATAGCCTCCGGACCGGTTTCGCCGGCCCAGGTCAGAGTAGGCCGCCTGATGATGCCGCCCAGGGCATGCTTGGCCGGAGGCGTGCCTCCTCCACCAAAGGGCCAGAGTTTAGGCGGCTTAACCAGTTTCACCTTGTCAATGAGGCGACCGATCCAGCCAAAGGCCCGTTTGACGGCACCTGTTATTTTGTCCCAGTTTTTGGCTATCAGGGCGATGATGGCTACTATGGGAATGAAGCGCCCGGCACCCTGAGAACCAAAGCGGACGAACCACGCCCAGGCCCTACCAAGAGCGGCCACCACCTTATCCCAGTTCTTTACAAGGGCGTAGATAACCCCGATGAGGATCCCTATTCCCAACACCAGCAAAAATACCGGATTGGCAGTCATAGCCGCATTAAGCAGCCACTGTTGCGCAGCCAATATCTTCTGTGCAGCAGCAGTGGCCAGCATCCAGCCATACCAGAAGGCCATGGCGCCGGCCACTCCCAGAATAATCGGCCCCAGCCAGGACCAGTTCTTCTTCAGGAAATTGAATGTCTTGCTGCCGCCATTCCAGATGCCCAAAAATATGGGCGCGATCTTCCGGGCGACGGCAACCATCTTGTCCAGCGCCTTAACGCCGCCGGCCATCTGTCCCGGCAGCTTCGGCCCCAGCCAGTTCAGCACCTTGGTCACCGCCGGCAGTACACGCAGGCCAATCTCTTCCTGGAAGTCTCCCCAGGCATTCTTCAGCTGGATGACACGGCCCTCCGGTGTGTTGGCCATCTGCTTTGCCAGGTTGCCGTAGTTCTGCCCGATGACCTTTGTCATCATAGCCACCTTCTGCTCCTGGGTGCCAGTCTTTAAGATTTTCTCCTGATGCTTGTCAAAGGAAATGCCTACTCGCCGCAGCACCCCCACCTGGCCGGTGAAGACCTTGCCAAGCATGTTGGCGCTTTGCTGCATCTGTTCATTGCTGACATTGACGCCGTAGGTGCCGACAGCAAGGTCCGCCAGTGATGGCATCAGCTTCTGGATGCTTTTACTCTGCAGCTGATATGTCGCCAGCTGAGAGGCCCCGTGTACGGCAGTATCGTCACCCACGGTGCTGTAGTTCTGAATGGCCCCGGCCAAGCGCTTTACCTGCTCAATGTCCTTGGGGGTCGTGCCCCGGACGTTGTTCATGAGTGTCTGTAGGCGCTTCTCGGCGGCCAGGCGCTCATTGGTGTTTTGCGTGACAGACTTTATGGCAGCACCCATCTGCTGCACACCCACATAAGTAGCGGCAAAGCCTACCATTCCCTTGAATACAGCCTTGGACATGGAACCGGAAGAGGCGGACGCCCTGGCGCTGGACTTGGCCAGGCTATCATTGGCGGCGTTAACCCGAAAGACATTCTTGCGGTATGTCTCAAGGTTTCTGGCCGCCTTGCCAAATGTGCCGGTATAGGACGGGTCCAGAACGCCCTTGAGCCTGGTTACCCAATCACGCGTCGCCATGGTTAGCCTCCTCTCCCAATTCGCTGTAGATCGCCATCCAGTAGAACAGGTCCATTATAGGCATCCCCTCTGCCTCCGGCAGGGATGTATACGTGCCCCGGCAGAAGACCAGTATGGCCCTGTCCAGGTCATGCAGGCTGCCTATGAGCCGAAAAAACCTACGGCCAGCCCCAGGGCCTGCGTGTAATCCCTGACGTCAAAGGAATCCAGCATCTCCGCGGGGATACCGGCCGCTTTGCAGAAGATCATCTCCTGCCCGTCAAGGTCCAACACCACGCTGGTCACCATGCCGGGCCTCTGCTTAGCCCAGTCACGGATATCCCGCCTGGTTATACGGCCAAAGTCATAAGGGATATCCTTATGTTCCTGACCCTCGAATGTGAAAGGGGCTCTCAGCTCGAGAACCCCCTTTGCCTCTATGCCCTGCGTCCTAGCCTCTGCCGCCTGCACATCCGCTGTTGCCGGCTGAACTTCCGCAGTTTCGTATCTCTCCATTTCCTCACTCACGACATACCACCTTCCCCTTCCTGCTATGCCTCTACAGGCCCATGTCCGTTCTGACGCCTGCCAGGTAGTCCACGCCGTTCACCCGGTAGATCATGTTCAGCTTGTCCACCTCAATGGCCTCCTTGTTGTCCACAAAGAGCTTGAGGGCCGTGACCTCGAAGGTCAGCTGCGTATCCATGCCGGCGCCAGGCTCCAGCTTGCCCAGGTTGGTGCCCTTGGGCACGGCCGTCATATAGACCGCCAGCGGCTTGCTGGAGTATGTCCCCAAGCCCGTGTCCTGCACCTGTATGGCTGCCCGCACCACCAGCTGGTGCGACCTGGGTTCAGAGAGCGTCGATATGTCTCCCTGCACCACGGTAAAGTCCAGCTGGCAGGTCATGGAGCCGAAATGCCCCAGGATGGGCACGTCCATTTCCCCGGCTATGCCCAGGCCCTTGAGGCCGTCCGTCAGCGGCTCCAGGTTGGGCAGCGTGACATTGGCTATGCCCAGCACCCTGGCGTTATCCTCATAGACATGGGCGTTTATAAGTTTCTGTTTCAGTTCGTTGGCCATTTATCATCACCCCCTAAAATACGCCTTCATAGTAGGACGGGTCGAACTCCAGGCGCTCCACGATCTCCTCGGCGGGGCTGCTCAGTCCCACGTAGAGATGCAGGACCACCTTGCCGTCTATCATGTCGGCAATGGGGTTCTCCGTATCGCTGAAGACCACGCGGCCGCCCAGGATGGCTTCCGCTCCCTGCAGGCTGTTGAGCCAGGAGTTCTGGCTTTCCACGATGGTCTGTATCGTCCGCTTCCGGATGGGATAATCCACCATCTGCAGCCAGGAGACGATAACCGTGTTGCCGATGTAATCCATCATCCTGCGGTTGGGGATGAAAGCGTCCTTGGGATCGGTGGATGTCGGATAGACCGACGTCCTGTTGCCCCATACCTTCCACTGCCCCTGCAGGTTGATGGCAGTTACTACCCCGATACCGTTCAGGTCGTTGGCCTCATCACGGCTCAGTATCACCTCGCCGCCGGCGGCATCCACCAGGCCGTTGCACTGCATACGGTTATTGGACGGGCTCCAGTAGGGTATGCCTCCGCCCTTCTCCGCATCGGTGCGGGCGATAGCCCCGGCAACGTGCGAGGACATCCAGTAGGTGACGGCGGAGGTCCCGGATCCCAGCACCACCTTCGGCCAGCAGGGTATCAGGTGGGCGTCGCTATAGTTGTTGGTGCTCTTCCAGGATGTGACCTCTCCAGCGATATCCGCTCCTGCGGAAGTGCTGTCGATATCCGCTATGGCCACCGCCTTGAAGCCTCCGCCGTATCCGCCTGCCTTGGCCACCATGGCCGCCATGACGGTAGCATCGTGGCTCCAGCCGGGGGCAAGGATAAGCGTGGGGATCTTGGCATAGAGAGGGTAAACATTCTCTATGGCCTCAAGGCCCGTCCGCACGTTGCTGGTGTCGCCGCCTATGATATCCGCCGCGGCCGTCTCGTCGCCCTCGATGGTCTTGTAGGCGATGCTGACGGTGGAGTCGGCGGCCGGTATGGTGCCGTCTGCCACACGAGTGATGACGATCTGACCGTCGTCATCGTAGGCGGCGGTATAGTCGTCGCCCAGGACGAAAGCGTCACCCGCTCCACCCTCGGCCTTTACCACCAGGCTCTGCAGGACGGCGTCCTCATCGTCTATGGTGTAGGCTCCGGCCACCAGGTCCACGTCGGCAGCCGGCACAGCCGTGCCGTTGGTCACCGGGTCCAGCACATTGAGGATGACCACCGGCCCCACGTTATACAGGCCGAAGTAAACTTTGGCGAACTCGCACAGGCTGAACTTGCTCCAGTCGGCACTGTAGCCGAAGGCGGCCACGAACTGATCGTAGCTGTAGCATACAACCGGCCGGTTGATCTTATCCGACAGGTCCGCCTCCTCCGTCAGATGTATTGGCGCCGTGCCCACTACAAAGGGCAGGGCACTCTCCACCTGCACGGCTGGCAGAATACCCGTCGGCAGCTCATCTATGTAAATACCGTGTCTGTAACTCATCAGACACTACCTCCTCTCGCATATTCACTCACCCTGCGGGCCGCCACGTTATAGGTGGTGCCGCGCTCTCCCATCAGGCGCCTGGCTTCCATATACTCTGCTATGGGTATCAGCAGGGTCCTGACGAACGGGCAGCCATCCTCACAGGGCAGCTTCTCCGGCATCGATGAATAGATGCGCGAACATGCCAGCCCCGGCAGGCTCGGCCCGATATAGATAAACGGCCCTCGCGGAGCCGCCTTACCACTTGTTGTCGTTATACGTCTGGCCATGTTCGTCATATTCCTCCGTAATGCTGGGCGCTTCCAGCGTAATCTCCGCCGCTATGAAGTAGTGCGGCCAGCTCTCGGCCGGGTTCTCCGAGCTTCTCCAGGCAAATGGCGGCTTGATCCGGAAGTGGCCACCGTCCAGGAAGCGCTGCTGCAGAAAGCTGCGGCGCAGGATAGCGACCAAATCCGTAGCCTGCTGATAATCCTCCGCCTCCTCCATATAGACAGCAATCACGATATCCAGCTTGAGATCGTAACTCGGACCGCTCTCCGTATCCTCCTCCGTCCGATCGTTACCGTCCGTCAGACGCACCAGGATACAGGGTATATCCTGTTGATCCTCCTCCCGGTTGACGCTGGGATCCAAAAAGCCCTTCCTGATGCGCTCCGTATCCAGCGGCACCAGAAGAGCCGGGCCGCCCTCGGGGTTGGCCGCCTTGAGCATCGGCCAGGCCGTACTCCCGCCTTCCAGCAGCACCCGGACAGCGGTCTCGATGCGTCGCAAAACCGCTTCCACCGCCAGGTTTTCATGTGCTCCGGCATAGTGCGGTCCGGGATATGTCGTAAGATTGTTCAAAATATGCTCACCTTTCCGCGGCCGGAGCCGTGACCCTGCAGGATACGGTCGATCTCATGCGCCATGTTTTTATTGAGCCGCTCCTGTGCCTGGCGTTGAATCTTGGCATCCACTTCATCGCTGGCCAGCATCTGCACCACCGCCGGACCGAAGTGTTTCTTAATGGGCAGGCGGTCCTTGCCTTTACGTGTAAAGACCTGCACTCCCCCGCCAACGGTGGCGATAAAGCCGTGCTGCATTCGTCCGCCTTCATTCTTTTTGACAGTGACCTTCAGACCCTTCTTGGGCCTGACCCCGATGGTGCGCTTGGGCGTAACCCGAAACTTTGACAGGGATATCTTGTCGTAAGTCCCTTTGAGTTCGGCCACCAGCTTTGTCTTGGTGGCTTTGGTGGTTTTCAGCACACGCAGGACATCTTTGTGCTGGATGATATAGCTATTGCGAACCTCTTTTGCGGCATCGCTCTTTAATCCTGTAAGCGTCCTGTTCAATGCGGATGCCATGGCTCTGCCGGCCCCGTTCTTGATATGCGACAGTTCACTCAAAGCCCGTCGCATTTGCCGTTCATCAGCAACTATGCTTATCTTCACGAAGATACCTTCTCCAGAGTCAGCACCAGCATGCCCGCCTCGAGGGCCGTATCCAGCACCCGGTAAGACACACCATTGACGGAGATCTCCTTGCCGGCCTTTGGCCGGAACGGAATATCCGCCTGCGCCAGGTAGAGCTTGGAGGTATAGACCACCGTCCCGTCCGGGAAGGACAGCGCCTGTTTGTCGCTGCTGTCCTCATCCAGAACGGCCGGCACGGTGACCGGGGCTTCCCCGGCCACCGATATCAGCATATCCTCGGCAAACTCCTGAACGTTCAGAAACACTCCGGCGTCTGCCGCTACCTGATCCTTGAAGCCCATGTCACTCCTCCGCCGTGCCGCCTACCAGAGAAGGATCGATGCCCTCGGGCAGATCGATGTCCGCTCCCTTGGGGACAGGCTTCGGCGCCGTCTTTGTTTTGCTCTTGCCGGCAGGCTTCTTTGCAGCAGGTTTCTTCTTCCCCGGCGCCGCCTTCTCTACAGGAGCCGCTTTCCTTTCAGTCACCGCAGCCTCAGCCTTTACAGTCTCCGCCACAGTGCCCTCCGGATCAGCACCGCTCTCTTCGCTCATCCTCAGGATGGCCCCTTTGCGCAGCAGATAATCCTCATGCCAGTCCGCGGGCAATCTCTCCAGGATGGTTCCGGGGTGGATTATCTCCACCCCGGACCGTATCTTGGTCAGCACCTTATACATGGCACACCCCCTATTCCAGGACGGTGGCGACGCCCCAGGAGTCGACATCCCTCAGGATCGGCAGCGGCCGGCTCTGCAGCTCGAAGTATTCTGCGTTGGATTTGGGATCCTCGAAGAAGCGAGGATAACGGTCCACGCGGAAGCTGGCCTTCTTGACGGCGTCGTAGCAGGCGCCGTAATACATCTGGTAGCTGTTGCGCTCGGCACTGGGGAAGATGACCAGCTTCTTGGCCGGCACGTAAGCCGTGGCCGTGCCGTTCAGGTCATAAGTGGCGCTGTAGACGTAGAGCCACATATCGATGCGCGGGATATATCCCACGGATACGACTTCCCCGTTGGCGGTCATCTGCGGCTGCAGAGTGCCGGGCAGGATGTTGCGCTTGTCATACTCCGCCTGCACGGATGCACTGGCCATAAAGGCAGCATAGACGTCGGCAGGCATAACGCAGGTATCGGGCATAACGCCATGAGATCCCACGTCCAGCTTCCAGGCGGCCAGATCATCGATCGGCTTGGCGGTGGCATCCGCCCAGTCGGGGTCGGCCGTATAGGTGTTGGTGAAGGAGAGGTCCAGCTCGTCGGCATAGCCATCGCCGGTCAGCGTCAGCTTGCCGGTAAAGAGCTGCTGGGCTACCATATACTCCTCCAGGCGGTCATGCATCTGGGTGAACTCATCCACCTTCAGCGCCAGATAAGCAGCCCGCCTGTCCTGGATGCCCATGCCGTTGTAATCCGGCTCCCCGGGCAGCCTCTTCTCCAGGTCTTCCTCGGTGACGATGTCACGCGGGGCCACCAGGGGAGTGGTGAAGTCCGTGCTGTCCCAGGCGGTCTTCTCCACCACCTTGCCGCCGATGCGCCGGGCCACTATGGGGGCCAGCTTGCGGCCACCCTTGTACATATCCACAGTGCACTTGGCAGTGTCGCTGAAGATAGCCGAGCGGCCGCCAAAGAGCAAATTCCTCAGGAACCTGGGAGCCCTGGGGATGATCCTCACCGCCGCCAACATCATCTTGGTATATTCGTCCATATTACACCTCGCTTAAAATATAGATACTCCGGTATCTACCGGGTTACGCCAGGGTCTTGGGATAGATGCCTACAGCCTCAAGGGCCGCCTGCACGTCAGCCAGGACGGTGCCGGCATCGTAGCTGAAGGCGCCGCTGTTGGGCTCGCCGTGCACCAGGGCCACGCCGGTGGCATTGGCATCGTTGGCCACTGTTACGGCAGCCGCCAGAACGGCACAGGCAACGGCCCCACCATCAATGTCGGTCTTGTTGACGCGCTTGTAGTAGCCGCTGCCGGCCGCTACGGTGATGGTGAACGTATCATCCACAGCGCTGGGGGTAAGCCCTGCCGTCAGGGTAAAGATCACCGGTCCGGCATAGGCAGTGCCCTCGGCTGCGTTGGGCAGCGCCAGGCCGTCAGGGTCTATCACCCTGTAAACAGCCGCGGCAACCGGATCGGCCGTGGCGGCCGTAATGCAGGTGACCGTGTAGACGCCCACCTTGCCGGCCGCACCGCGGCTGACAGTGCCGATGGTGGCATTGCCGGTATTGGTGGCCGTACGGGCCCCGGTGGCCGCACCCTTGGTCACCTTGGCCAGAACGGCACCCTTGGCCAGGGCGCCCTCACCGGCCAGCAAGGTTACCGGCCTGTAAACCTGCGGATGCTCCCCGGCCAGAAACTTATCCGGGGTATAGCTGGTAGTAGAAGCCAAACTCATGAAAAACACCTCTCTTTATTTATCGGTCTGATTATTCCACGTGGAATAACGCTGTTCTTAATCCTTCTCGTTGACGGCACTGCGCCCGGCAACCAGAGCCTTGGCATAGCCGGCCACGCTGGCCAGGAAGCCGGAGGTCTCCGCTCCGCCTGCAACACCTGCCGACGCTTCGACGCTGCCAAGGGCAGCAGCATCCTGACGCCTGGCAGTCAGCGCATCATGGCTGCGCACGTCCTTACTGTTCAGGATCTGCAGAGCCGTATCGGCCGGGCTCTGGCCGCTCTCGATGGCCGCGGCTATGACGGCCTCCGCTCCCGGACGGGCCAGCGACTGTATCTCTTTGATGCGCAGCCTCTCCGCCTTGACGGCATCCTGGACGGGATCCCCGGCAGGAGTATCCTCCGGATGCTCTGCTGCAGGCCCTGCAGCCGGTTCTTCCGCGGCAGCCTCAACCGGCGCTTCTTCCGCCGCAGCCGCTGTGCCTTCGGCGGCAGCCGCTTCCGGCTCCTCCTCCACAGCGGCCCCTTCATCCTGAAGGGCTGCTACCACTTCGCTGGTGGCATTGTTCTCAGGTGTCATTTCATTCACCTCCTCGCTGACGGCAAACAATGCCGCCGGAATACTCCGTATCTTCGACAAATCAAAGCTGGTCCCGTTGACGACGAGAGACCCGCCGCCTATGCTGGCGGCCACTCTGACGGCCCCCTCAACCTCATCGGCAAAGCCCTTCTCCACCGCCTCGGCAGCCATCATCCAGGTCTCGTCGTCCATCAGGTCGGAGAGTTCATCACGGCTTAAGCCGCTGCGCGTCATATAGGCGGCTATAATGGTCTCCTTCACCTGGTCCAGCATCTCCGCCGTCTTGCGCATGTCCTCCGAGTTACCCGCCGCCATGGTCCAGGGATTGTGGATCATCATCATGGCATTGGATGGCATGACGATCCGGTCCCCTGCCATGGCCACGATAGTGGCCGCGCTGGCCGCTATGCCGTCTATGCGAACCACTATCTCAGCCGCATGCTGCTTCAGGATATTGAAAATGGCATGAGCCGCAAAGACATCTCCGCCATAACTGTTGATGCGCACCGTTACCCGGGAGACGTTCCCCAGGGCCTTCAGGTCGTTCATCAGCGTCTTGGGCGACACCTCATCATCCCAGTAGGCGGAATCGGCTATGTAGCCGTAGAACATGATCTCCCCTTCGGGATCCCCGCTTGCGTTCTTGACCGCCTTCACATTCCAGAATCTTTTCATATCATCCATTACCTGCACCTCCCGCAGCCGGCGTTCTTGCCGACAGATCGTTCGTGCGCCGCTCCTCAGCAAAGCGCCTGTCCATATTGCTGTCCCAGTCCATGCCGGTAAGCTCGGCCGTCTCACGCTCCCTGGTGGAAAAGCCTTCCTCAACCCTTACCTTGGCCGCCGTAACTTCCTTCACCGGGTCCACCTGGCCGGCGCTCGGCCCATGCCAGTCGGCCCTCTGCCAGGCCGCCCGGATAACAGGATCGTCAAAGTATCCGGGGGCATCGATGCGACCCATCAGTATGGCATCGGTCAGCCACTCGCAGTAGACAGGGTTGGCAAAATCATCGGCCGTCCAACGGCGCCACATCCGAAAGTAAGCCCACGCCTGCAGCAGGGCCGCCCGGCTGGCGGAATAGCTGGAATTGTAGCTGTTTACCATCACCTCATAGGGTATGTTCAAGGCCGCGCCGATGCTCTGCAGCACCGCCCGCACGAAGCCCTCAAAGGCCGTGTTGGGCCTGCCGGGATTGGCGACGCTTATATCCTCGTTCTCTCCAAGGCCAATAACCGCCCCGCCGCCCAGCTCATAGGTGTTGGGGTTGTCCTCGTCTACCTGGTGCTCTATGGGGACCGTCTCGCCCAATGGGTTGTCCGGAGTAGTAGACTTAACAAAGACGGTAAACATGCCGGCGACTACCGCGGCCAGCAGCTCCGCCTCGTTGTAGCGGTCCAGCTGCTTTAGCATCTCCACCACCGGGGCCAGGAAGGGCACGCCGTGATACTGCTCGGCCCGCTCATGCACCACCAGGTGCAGGATATTGCGCCGGCCGGTATCACCGATAGGAGCAATCCTTGCCCATACGTTACGGCTCTTGCCGATTGGCGCCATGCTGGCCGGGTGCCACCTGGCCACATGATAGGCCAGCACCTGCCCGTCATCCCCTATCTCGATACCACGGTCAAGGATACGGCCATTGAAAGTTGCGCCACCCAGAGCCAGATTCTGAACTCCTGCCGTATTGGGATCGCATACCCTGTCTGCCTCCAGCAGCCGCACCTTCATGGGATACAGCTCCCCGGGCCGGTCGATATACGGCAGCAGGGCGAATGCCTCACCGTTTTGCAGCCAGGACAACAGCGCCACCTGCTGCAGCTCGGCAAAGGTATTCAACCCTGCGGCATCGCAACTGGTCGTTCCCGCCCATAGCGCCCATTCCCTGTTGACCCGCCGTGTCCAGTCCGATACCGTCTTGCGGTCCAGCCCCAGCAGATCGGCGTCAGGGTTTGGCCGCAGCACCAGACCGGTGCCGATGGCGTTGATCATAATGCGGCTGATCGGCGCCCGACCAAGGGGCGCGTTCATGTAGAGGTCGCGACACCGCTGGCGCAGGGTATAGAGATTATCGCTTATATCTTCCCTGGCGCTGCCGCTGGAGGACCTCCACCCCTTGCTCCATTGCTTGCTGGTATTGGCCCCGCCTCCGGAGTAGCCGGAGTTGAGGATCTGAATCCTCCTGCGGTCCACCAGCCGCCGAAAGCCGGCCTTGGGAGACATGGCCGATATGGCTCTGTCAATCACATTCATTACAGATCCCTCGGAATGACGCGCATCACTCTGGCGCCACGTCTGTTGATGCCGGAAGCCGCAGCCGCCAGCTCCTCCACGCGACGCTCCCAATAGGCGATCATATTCCTGATCTCGGTAGCGTTCTCGCGAGTAAGCTGCCTGGTGCCGATGCGGTAGCTGTTGCCGCTGGCCGCTGCCTCGCTGGCCGCTATCCAGGCATCGAGGTTTCTCTGTGCTATATCAAGAGTAACTCCGCTCACACCTTCACCCCTTTACTCAGCACCCGGCGGCGCTTCGGTGCATCCGGCGTCTGTCCGCCGTTCGTCCCGGCCGCCATCCGGGTATTGGCCGCCGCCCGCTTCATCCAGTCAGGCCCCAGTATCTTCAGCGCCGCCAGCGAATACACCCGGCAATCAAGCGCCTCGTTCCTGGCATGGCTGGTTTTTTTCAGCCACACATGATAAAGCTGGCCCCCGCGCTTGCGCTCGACGCGCTTCTCGGAGGTCAGCCCCTTGAAGTAATCCGTGCCATAGCCCCGCATCCTGCCGTCAGCCATCTCCGTATCCCGGGGCCAATGGCAGTAAAGCGGCCCTTCATGCTCCGTCGACAGGCAGGATAACAGGGCATCCTTCGCTTGGTCAGCCCCCACCGGGAAGACAGGAACGTTCCGGGCCTTACCCTGGCGCCTGGCGGCATCCACTATGGGGTGCCCCGGACCGCCCATGCCCTTGATGGCAAATATATACCGCGGCGTCCTTGGCCGCGTAAAAGCGTAAACCTCGCTGGTGGCAAAGCCTGAGTCCACCGCCGTGCAGGAGATCGGCAGCACCCTGCCGTCCTCGCGCTTGAAAGTGCCGGACAGGAACTCATCCAGGCTGCGCCACACCGCCGCCCTGTAAGGATCCCCATGCAGCACCGCATACATAATGCCCCAGCTCTGTGTGCCCTCTCCCCAGCCGACCACCTCAACTTCAAGGCGATCAGCCTGCACATCAACACCGGCCGTCAGCAGCAGGACATCGGCAGGAACGTCGGCATCGTAGTAATGGCGCCGCTGCTCCAGGACCTCCTCGCCCAGCTCCTCGCCTTCCTCTTTCCAGACCTCGGCAAGGCGGGTGTTTATAAAGACCTTCAGGTTCTCAGGATCACCCTGAGCATCCTTCCACTCCTTAATGAGCGTCTCCCAGGGGATCCAGGGCGATGCCATAGCGTTCAGGTGATAGCCTTTTACATCGGCGACATCGGCCTCCGCAACCCAGCGGCCTTCCCTGGCCTTCCACGCCAGTTCACTGTGCAGCGTGCCGCAGGCCTCGCAGGCCATTGACACCGTCTCAAAATCCAGCCGGCCCCACTCGTAAGTGTTCAGCTCACCGCATGACGGGCAGGGCACCATCCAGCGTTCCTTCGACGAGCGCTCATACTCTGCCGCCACAGTGCTGGTATCGTCCGTAGGCGTTGAGGTCAGCACCGTTTTTCTGTTCCAGAAGTTGCTCTGGCGCTTCTCCGCCAGTCCCAGCGGAGATCCTTCCTTGCCGGCCGTCTCCGGGTATCTGTCTATCTCATCGGCCAGCAGTGCCCTGGCCGGCCTCGCCGCCAGACCTACAGGAGAATTTGCCCCCACCATAACGACAAATCCTCCGGGGAAGTATTTCCGGAGGATTGTATTCTCGCTATCCTTGGCCTTTGCCGGCGGCATGATCTCCGCCAGCACCGGCACATCCCGCAGCATGGGATCCAAACGTTCCTTGCTATAGTCCCTGGCAAGCTGATCCGTCGGCTCCAGCACGATAATCGTCGAAGGGTCGTTATGGACCACATAGCCGATGATGTTCAAGATCATCTCCGTCTTGCCCACCTGGGCTGAGAACATCAGGACAATCTTCCGCACCAGCGGGTCCGTATAAGCATCCATCGGCTCCCGAAGGTATGGCGTCCTGTCCGTACTCCACGGCCCGGGCTCGACGGACGTATCCGGCAGGATCCTGTAGCGGTCCGCCCATTCCGATACCGTCAGCATCGGCGGCGGCGCCACCATGGCTGCCAGAGTATGGACCAGCTCCCGTGTATTCTCCGGGGCAGGCCCCTTATTTACCGATCCGCTGTCTGCGGGCAGATTTGATTTTCGCTCCATCATACTTGGCCATCTCCGCCAGGGCCGCCGTCGTCTCCCCCTCGATCATCTTCAGGATATCCCCCGGCTTATCGTAGCCGGTCATATCAGCCAGGCGTTTCGCCAGCTTGGTTCCCACCGCCAGAATGCGGTTACGGAAAGCGATCTGCATATCCCCCAAGGCCCGGATGATATCCTCCCGGTGGTGCAGCTCCCCTTCACGCTCCAGCCGTTCCAGTTCCGCCAGCTTGGCCTTCTCCTTCTTCTCCAGCGCCTGATACTTGGAAAAGAGCATCGGCCAGGGCAACGCCATATCCGCTTCGGTAAACTCGGCGCAGATGTTGTCCTTGCCGGCTAACATCTGCTTCAGCCGCAGGGCCGTTTCCTCGTCAGTCAGATCCTCAGGCCGTTCCCCCGGCAACTCGCCCAGGCGGTTGTTATTATGGGCCGTCCTGGTCATTAAAAAAGCGTCCCGGGCCTCCGGCCAACGCACCTTATTCTGCGTCACACCGATGCGTCCAGAATCGATCGCCCTGCGAACCGCAGTTTCACTGATATCCATACGCTTGGCAAACTCGCGACGGCTGATCAATTCAGGCGTTTCGGAGATTTCCGGCAGGCCGCTTTTTTCTCCAGGTGCGAACTGCGAACCAGAAAAACTTTCCACGCCTGCAGAGATTTTGCGCCTCGCCGCACCCGCCCGCCGGCTTGCCCCGGAAGGACCCGCGGCCTCTGCCTCACTCCCTGGCCGTTTCAGCCCCCGCTTCTGTATCTCCCGATCCAGTTGTTCCTTCAGGTCCGCCATCTACCACATCCAACATCTCCCGCATGGACAGCAATTCATCGTTAGTAAAAGAGGACAGGTCTTCCCCGTCCTCATCGTTCTCTCCTGGGTTTATATCGGAGAGATAGTGCCATAGTATTTTAAGAGCCGTCGCATTGCCTTTCATTGCCAGCAGGATAGTCGCTTGAACTACAAGTTCGCCCCAGGTGCGTCCTTCCCGGTCCTTGGGGCTGGCCTTGCCTATCTCATTACGAAGCAGGTCCGCAAGGGACGTCACTCTCAATCACTGCTTTCTTCCCTGTAAACTGCTCCCAACGTTTTACTATGGCATCGCAATACTTTGGATCAAGCTCTATCGTATAGCAGGATCTTCCCATCTGCTCACAGGCCATGAGTGTGCTGCCGGATCCGCCAAAGGCATCCAGGACGATGTCGCCCTTCTCGGAATTCTTGCGCAGCGCCCGTTCCGCCAGGCGGACCGGTTTCTGCGTCGGATGAATATACTGCGCGGTGTTATCTCGATGCTGATACCAGACGTCGAACAGCTCTTCGAACTGCTCCACAAACGAGGGATAATCCAGGTTGAAGACGTCCTTCAGATTGCGTATCGTCGATGAACGGTAGTGCTTATGTCCATCTTTCCAGCCGACCATGCATGGCTCATACATGCGATGGTAATCCTGACCACGGCTGAAGATCATATTCTCCTTCAGCCAGATGATAATCTGACTCATATACCAGCGGCTATTCTCCCACGCCTGCCGGTTTAAACTGTTATTCTTGTTGGCAAACCACCAGTAGATAGTTACATCGTCCGTGCTGTGCTCATACATATTCCATAGCACCCGGCTATAGAACTGCAGGCAGTCATCGTCAGATAGATTGTCGTTGAATATCTGGCCGCCTGTGCCGCCGTATTTCTCGGAATCGTAATCCAGACCGGCCGGACTACGGTAGTTCACGTTATACGGTGGATCGGTGAAGATCAGCCTGGCCAGTTGCCCCTGCATCAACCTGGCGTAATCCTCCGGATCTGTAGCATCTCCACAAAGCAACAGATGCTTGCCCAGGATATATAGATCACCAGGCTTCGTTACTGGCTCCTCGATGGCGGCAACCTCCGCATCGGCATCAAAGCCATCCTCCTGGACCTCCGGCTCATTCCGCATGCCCAGAAGCTCCTCGATCTCACCTTCGGTATATCCGGCAATGCCAAGGTCCAGCCCACCGGACTGAAGCTCCTCCAGAACGTCAATCAAGCTACCGCGATCATCCTGCCCCTGCAGCTTGTTAGCGGCCAGCAGCCGTGCCAGGTGGGTCTCCTCATCGTAATCCACCACAGAAACGTCTGCTTCCTCATATCCTAGATCCAACAACACCTTTACCCGTAAGTGACCAGATACCAGTAAGCCGTTCCGGCGGTTCCAGACGATAGGGTCAAAGTAGTCATGCTCGAGCGATAATGCCAGGGATTGCCACTCCGATGTTCCCGGATCCGGATGCCGACGAGGGTTCCGTGGGTGCGCTTCTAACTCAGAGAGTCGCTTGCGCTCAATACAAATTGTTGCTGTCTTTGACATACGATCATCTCCAAAACAAGCCTACCAATCTGGCCGTTATGCACCTTTGCATGGCATTCAAAACATAAGTTTATGAGATTATCCTCTACATCACTCCCACGAGCTCCTCGGCTACGGATATGATGGACATGAAACGTCGTATTCACCCTCTGGCAGTGTTCACAGTAGTTACGCCGAGCAGCCTCTATGTTCTTTCTACTGCGATATGTTTTAGGTTTAGGTATCATTCATCCAACCAAAACAAAACCGCCCGAGGTTTCCCCGGACGGCTTCAGACACTTCTTGTTTTAATTTTACGCTTGTCAAGTATTAACTTGTTTTCAAAATATCACTTACCCTTAGGCTTGTCAAGCATTCGCCTGGCAGCTTCAAAGAATTCTTCTCTCCGACGCTGTAACCGTCGCAGTCTTGAGATATCAGTTGCTATTGCCCGTTGATTATCCAAATACTCTTCCCACTCTTTCCCGGTAGGCTGCTTATCGTCTCCCTTTAACGGGATGGGACATATAGCAGTGCCCTTACATCGAGCCCTATCATACCCACCACATCCGGAACAGTTGTCGCATGCCTTCCTCACAAACCTACCTCCAACGCAATAATCCCCATATAGCCAAGAGCAGATATACTGCAAACAAAACAGCCTGAGCATAGAGCCCACGGCCGAAATCAATGATGCACCATATAGCATTTGTTACCAGCCAGATAACAAAGCAGATCCTCTTCTGGTAGATATTTAAAACAACTCCTGCGATCGATAAGCCGGTTACTGCCCAATGCCAGTTATCCATACTTTACTCCTCTATCAAAGGGCAAAATTCGCACTTGTCGTGACCGGGCAATATATCGTCCGGGTTATATCCTAAGCCCTGGCAGATTTTAGAAGACACGCCAGAGCCATGAGCAAAGATATCTTTTACCGCAGACCAGCGCAACTGATCTTTGCCAGTTGTCACCGGATGCTTTACGACATGCTCAACGAGGTCACGGCAATCGAAACTCTCAATACCGTCTATACGTAGCCTCGCCCGTGCTCCTGCAAGCTCCTCCTCATGCTCTCACCGGAGATCTGCAGCAGACGTCCGCCCTCTCTCCAGCGATCTATGATCCGGCCGATGGTATTGTCCTCCATCTGCTCTACTGTCAGATTGGCGGTTATGATCATGGGCTGCATGTTGGCATACTTGGCCTCTACCAGCTCCTCGAACCGGCTGAAAAGCCAGTCTGCCCGGTATTCCCGTCCGAAGTCGTCCAGCAGCAGCATATCCGCTTTTTCGTATTCGCTGATATCGTCCTTGTCATGGATCTTCCGGAAGAGCGTCGGCGAAAAAACATACTTGGTCCGCAGCCGCTGCCTATGCCCCCACCAGAGCCGCTGGTAAAGATAACTGAGCGTGAAGGTCTTGCCGACGCCAGGAGGGCCAACTATCACCAGGCCGCTGCCCCTCTCGAGGTTTGCATCCAGATCATCCAGATAGGCGTCGATCGTCTCTTTAAGCTGGAGCCTTGAAGGATCCACCTGGTGATATCGCTTCCGTATGCCGGATGCCAACAGACTGCGTGTCAGCATATGCAGGTTATACGGGCACTCTCGGCTGTCGCTGAAGTGACAAGGGTACCGAAAGACGTGGCCAGGCTCCTCATCCAGCGTCAGAAGTATCTCCGGATCCGTAAGGGCAGCTCCTCTACGTGCCGCTTTCAGGCACTGCCGGCACTGGATCTGAGCGTCCCCAATTTTTAACTTCTCCAGTAAACCCGAAAGCGTCCCGTGATGCCGGCGGTGAATACTTGCCCGAGCTGCCAAGTCCGCTTTTAACTGCTCCAGATCCCCGCTTATTCGTTCCATTCTGCCCACCCCCGTTTACAATCGCCAGTAGCTTCGTTACCGTTGCCGATGAATAAAGCTTGTTCAGTGCATGACCTTCGTAAAATTTATCGTCATCGATGGCCAGGTAGGCATCCACCAATGCCTTGCACTTCTCCATCCCGTAGTTCTTGACCAGTCTGGCCAGGTGCACGAAATCCTGCCCCCCTCCCGGAGGCCTGTCCTCGGTCTCGTAACGCCTCTGCCATCCAACGACAAAGTATTCGAACAGCTCTGCTTGTGGGGAAGACGGGACAGGCGTTAGCCTGGCCTTCTTGGGCGGCTTGCTGGGAAGAACTTCCGGTTCAAGAGATTCCGTTCCTGCTTCCCCTTCCCTTTCTTCTTCCCCTTCTACTTCTCTTTCTATTTGGTTCTCGTACGGTAACCCTACGGTATCAGTATCATCACCGTTCGATATTCGTACGGTAACCGTACGGTTGGCATACGGTTTTCCTTCGGTATCCGTAAGCTGTATATACGGTTCCAAATGCAGCAGAAACTCCTTGTATTCGTCGATGACAATAAGCTCATACCGTCCTGGACCAGGACGCTTACCCGGTTCACTCGGTGCAGGAGGAATCCATCTGATCCACGGCGGCAGCAAGGCGTCCTTAGGTGCAGACGGGCTTCGAAGCCGCTGATGCTTGAAGAAGTTCTTCAGGAAGAAAAACTTCTTGCCGCTTACCTCGTAGGGAATAATCTTGCCCAGGTTTATCAGCGCCTCGATATATCCTGATATGTCCGCCACGGCAATGTCATTATCTGCCGGGAAAAGATGAATCTTGAACCCCATCGGATTATGCTCTACGCAGCCGGAATCCTCTGCCGCCTGAATCATCCCCAAATAGAACATCCTGCCAGGTAACGGTAGGGCGTCTATCAGATCAGTATCAGACCAAAATTCAGGAACTATCACCCGCTTATGAACGATCATCTATCAGCCTCACATACCGTCGTTACCGTGTTACCTGCAGGCTTGATCCATGGAGGATCAGGAACAAATGTTCCAATCACGTAAAGGGCCACCATAACGCCGATAAAAAATAGAGTCCCCGCCATTCGATCACTCATTATAATCACCGTCCCCCTCGCTTGAGTTGCTTCTCGACCGTCTCCTTGGCCGATGTCATGAACTTTGCGGCTGTGCAGATAGTGCAATCATCTCGATACTTACGGCACATCCTCTCATAGCACCGACGTCTGTTTTTATCAAACTCATCTGCCATCTCATAGAGTGCTGCCTTGTATACCCTGATCCATACCTTCAGGCGCTTGATCACCACGTCGCTCTCACAGCTTCGACACTTACCATCTGCCGGCATCGGCCGGTGACACTCAGGGCATTCCAGAAAGCGGAGTTCATCCAGGTCCTTACCCTGCTCCTCCAACAGCCGCTTATACTCATCCCTCTCCCGCGCTGCAGCCAACAAGCGCTTGTGCTCCAGGGCGGAAAGATTAATCCTCCTCAATCTCAACACCCTTCTCTCGTAAGCCCTGAATCCACAACGCCTTCATCTCATCGCTACAGTGAGCCATGGCATCTTTCCACGTAGGGCAGCGCCCATGCTCCATATGGAACTTCATCTGGTAATACAGGCTCTGCTGGTTGTGAGGCATCGATGGATGATGGTCTGTTGCACACTCTTGACATACATCAGGGTGTGGCGGCAGTAATGTCATTGACTTGCATTCTATGACTTGAACTTCTCTCTTCGGCATAATAATATCTCCTCTCGTTTTGTAGGGTAAGGGAGCGGACCGGACGCTACCCCGGCTTGCAATTAACTGCCCTACTACCCCTAGTCAGGCTTTGCCTACAGCAGCACGGAGGGGTCTTTCGGCCGTGCCCGGTGTCTGCGACTTTCCACACCGCCGCTCCCACGTTGGCCTCTTACCACCTGTGTTCGAATTTATCGTTCCAGGTAGGATTACGGTCCTCCAATTGAGGCTTGAATACCAGGTGTTTACAGGAAACATAACCGCTGATCCCCTGCACAAAAACGACGGGGTCTCCACTGCTGGCCATAAATGCTTCCGATTTCAACAGCGTACGCTTCCCGTCCTCATGTATACCGAGTATCGGGAAATAGGCGCACTCCTCGCCTACAGGATGGTCGTTGTTCCATGCAGTAATATCAAAGGTAGACCCTCTTCTCATATCTGTAACTCCTCTCAAACTTAGTTGTGGTAAGGGAGCAGGGCGGCGATCACCATACCCAAGACTGTTTCCACCGCCATTCAGCCGTCCTCTTTAAGGGTGTGCTGCAATTCGTTCTGCTCCCATGTTGGCCGCCGCCAGTAGCAGGGTTTTACCATTGGGGATGGTAGAGTTACGCTACTATGGTAAAGCGGCAGCCGTGCTACTTCTCCGGTCTCCCGGGAAGACTGTTGTTCTCAAGCTCCTCGATGTGCTAAAATAAGACTGTTGAGTTTCTGAGCCCCTTGCTATGCCTGGCAGGGGCTCGTTTCTTTTCCCGGCCTATTCTCCAGTATCCGGTTTCTGGTCCGCAGCTCCTCCACTTCCTGCAGCCCTTGCCTATGTGCCCTCTCAATGGCCATGACCGCATCATATTTGAGCTGGTCATCACGCAGATCTGCATCATAGGCTTTCTTTAAGTTAGCTATATGGATCTCCAGGTTACGCCTATTCTCCGGATCCGTAGTTGTCTCCAGGTAATCTTCCAGAGACTTAATTACCAGTCTCTGCGGCTCGTTATCAGCCAGATCCATCTCCAGGTTGTGCCTGGAATACTTTTTCAGGGCTCCCAGCCTCTCGATCTCCTCCAACAACGTAGACTGCACCTCCATGTTCTCCCGGATATCAGCCGATCGCTGGCTCTCAGGACGCCCTCTCATTGGCAATGTCATCGTGTCCATCCGTATCACCTCCCTTCCTGCTGTCTAATTGGCATTACGAAACAGTATCCATAATCTCCATCCCGGAGCATGGCAACCTTATTAGGTTCGCATAGACGAAAAACCACTTCTTTGGATTTAACGTGGCTTATTATGTCTGTCAGGTAACTGACGTTGAAATAAAAGGCCTCTTGTAGATCATTAACAGGAGTGACAAGCGGTATTGCCTCTACCATCCTGCCAAAATCAACATCCGTAGTGGAGATTACAACCTCATCGGAGAATGTCAGGCGGACTACACGCGTATCCTGGTCGCATATTGCAGCAGCGCCAAGGAGAGCACGTAACAAAGGCCACCGTTTGACTGTAATATGCTGTTTGAATCCTTCTGCCGGCGCGATCCTCTGATAATCTGGATACCCACGGTCTATAGGATTACAGGCTATGCCTATGTTACCGGAGGTAAAGGTAACCTCCTTCAATGGATCATCACCAACGATAGCCCGTATAGTTGCCTGGCCTAAACTCGACACCTCCGTCAGCACATTGCGATGAATGGTAAATGCAACAGGAACGGAAAGAGGAAAATCATAGCATGCCAAGCGCTGCCCGTTTGTGGCTACTATCGCCTCCCCTGAGAACCTTATTCCCTGCAAAGCGATATTCTTTACTTCATCAGAAGCAGCGGCATATATTACACGTGAAATAATATCGGCGTTGATCTCTCCAATGGCCGGAGTTGCAAACCCCGGCATGAAATCATGCTGCATCTCGATATCTACATGCGGAAGAGCATATTCGCACCCGTCAGAGGATAGGATAATCTCCTTAGCGTTGCTGTCGGTATCACATGGTCCTGAGATAGAGACCGTCTTTTCAAACGCCTTCAGGACATTATCCATCTTTTTACCTGTGACGGTTACGAAACCTTCTTCTTCGATCGCTGCATCAGGTATCCTTACAACAGTCCTAAAATGCTTTCCCTCGGCATATACGGACACGCTGCCATAGCCGGCATGTATCACTATGCATTCATCGGCTGGTTTATCAGGATACACGGGCAAAGCTCTCCTTGCCTGTGATACTGCAGCACGTAACTTCCGTGGATTAACAGTGATCTTCATACGTTAACTTCCCCCCCTGGATTTATATACTGGCCTGCCGGATCTGGCGGTTGATCTTTGAGATAGCCATATCTATAACCCGTTGATCTTCCGGAAGATCGGCTGAATTCAGAACATTACGCTCGAACTTCTCCAACTCTCTCAACGTCACCCGGCCCGTACCGGCAGGATGCACATCCGGCGAAGGCATAGTCTCAGAGCGAATAAATGACACCACCAGGTTACCGCTCCGGACCGTATGCATCTCCAGACTATTCCTCTGCCGCAGAGCATCTCCAAGCTGCCGTCCGATACAAGCGTGAATGCACTCCTCGCAATGTGCTGCAAATGCCTGTGCTGCATGGGTAACTGCTGCCAAGGATCTCTCCCAACCGGCATCCGTTTCCTGCTGCGTCAAAGACGTCGCCACCATCAGGGCTTCGTGAAGTGAGAACCCATCGATGCCATCTCCGGATGATAGGATCACCTCCATCCGCTGCCTCACATGATAGGCGGCAATCGTTTTCAGCTCCCTCTCGGTCCGGCATCGATTGTTAAAGGGGCATACCCCCTCCGTGTCACAATACCTGCTCCCGATGTTGGTATCCGTTCCCGGGCAATGCTGTGACTCTCTCTCCACCGCTGTTACCTGACAAGACATAATGATCACCTCTCTCAGTAATCTATCTACGAGCCGCTGTCCTGGGTGCCCGCGGCCGAAGCATCGTAGTGCTATCAGTCATATATGCGCTGGGAACTTTGGTCTTATCGATGATGGATAGATTTATGCTCTGAGCGGTGCCTCTCCGGACGTTTGCTGCTACCCATTGCTCCAGATCGTATTGCCGGAAACGTAGCTGCTTTATCAGCCGGACAAACGGAAGGCCATGCTTTACCAGGCGACGCACAGTGCTGGGACTGGTCTGGAAGAATTCTGCAGCTTCTTCGATGGTGAGCAATCTCTCCTTAGGCATTGGATGCCTCCTTATCCTGTGCCGGTAGCGTCCAGCGTCGTGCCTCCAGTCCGAAGCGCATAAACCAGAGACACAGCGTTCCAACGTTCACTTCAAAGAGGTCTGCCAGTTGTTGCATGGTCATACCGTCTTCGTAGTAGTAGCGCCGGATAAGCTCCTCAATCGGCTTACCGCCATACCGAGCTTCTATTGCTTTCATGGTCTTGGTCTTTTTCTTAATCATTACTGTAAGACACCGCCCACATTTCAATTTGGCACTATATAGATAAAAAAATAAGCGATTGCTTAATCGACACTTAGACAATAACAAATTGAAATGTAAAAGTCAAATGATTTTTAAAACATCTTTTCAAAATGTGTTAATATTTTAGTATAGTTAGTTACTTAGCGTAAGGTAGGGTTTGCGATGACCGATAGTATGTATAAATTAATAGGCAGTAGAATCAGACAAGCTCGTGAAGAACGTGGACTGAGCCAGGCTGATCTCGCCGAAGCTATCGGTTTTTCTGCACCGTCTGTAACAAACTTCGAAAATGCAAAACGGAGAATATCCATAGAAGACCTCCATAAAGTAGCAGAAGTACTTCGTAAACCTATAACCTATTTTCTATCCGAGAAACCTTTCGATGAAAAAGCACAAGCTGAACTTGAAAAGAAGGCCACCCTCGAAGAGATCAAGGATATGCTTAAAAAGATTGAGGTGGAAGAAGATCAGATCGAGGAAAAGGTCGAAGAGTGTGCCGAGAAAGAGTTTGACATCACCAAACACCCCGGCTATATCCCTCTCGATAAGTTCAAGCTCATACCAATCCTCGGCCGGATCCATGCCGGCGAACTGCACGAAGCTATCCAGCACGCCGAAGAGATGTTGCCTATACCTGCTAGCGCTGATGCTGATTACGCATTAACGGTCCATGGTGACTCCATGGAACCATATTACAACGATGGCGATGTCGTAGTTGTTAAAGAGACCCCAGAAGCCTACAACGGCGCTCACGTCGTTGCTAGTGTGGATGATGAAGTAACCCTTAAAACCTATTACAAATATGACGGCGTCACCGTTCTGCGAGCCGCCAACCCTAAATACCAGGACATCTCCGGCAAGGAGATCGGCGTCATGGGCGTTATTAAAGGCGTTATGTATAGGGCGTTGATGCGGCCCTCTTCTGAGATAAACGGGAAACCCAAGAAGCATTAGGAGAGTGATATGTTTGAATTCCTTATAGTAGATTGCCTTGGTATCATGTTCGGCCTTTCTCTTATCTGCATCATAATTGGAAATAAAAACCCAGATGTCATTAGCACATGGTTTGAAAAAGGATTCCAACAAACACTTACTAGAGGCGAGATCCTTTTTATACACATTTGCTTAGGCTCCATCTCCTTCTTTATCCTCTTTTTTAAGCTCGGGAACATCGGTAAGGTAATAGCTATAGTGATTTCAGCCGTAGTTATACCGCTATCATTAGCATTCAATAACAAAAAGAGAGCAAGAGTAGAACAAGAGCCATGCATCCCCCGTATCACTGGTGACAATGTAATCGCCACCGATAAAGAAGCCATTGAGGCATACCTGCAGACTGCTGCCGAAAAGGGTAAAGCAGTCACGGTTCTATATTACGGAGGCAGCCAGCCCGGAACAAAACGACAACTAATTCCTACAACAGTAGTTAACCACTGGAGAATCCATGCCCGGGATTTAGCATCTGATATGGAGAAAACTTTCTTGATCGAGAGAATGCAAATTGTAACCGAAGATTACCCAGCGCCCGAGTATATTGCAGAGCCTGAGAACACAGGCAAAGCTGAAAATAATCTGAGATCATATTTTAAAATTCAAGGTACCGGCCGGGACACCGGGCGAAAGCGTAAACATGTTTACACTGCATGGAACGAAGAACATGCTAGAGCTCTGGCTGATGCTGACGGCACAATAGTTGATAGCATTACTCAAATACCTCATGATCCGCCTACAGAACGTCAACTTGCCTACGCCAGGCATCTCCGCATTAAAATACCGGAAGACGCCATAAAGGAAGAAGTAACGGATCTGATATCTGTCCATGAGGATAAAGACGAACCTTCATCGGAGATAGAAAGGTCTTACGCGAAAAAACATGAAGCAAGATTTACCAGATTCACCGGTAAAAAATGGATTTATAATAATATTTTTTATGCTCTCTGCAGAGAAGGAAAAGAGCAGGATCTCGTTTCCTGGTTTGCATATCATGTGTGTATAGATATCGTGGGCCGCAAGAAAGAGAATCCCATTGATAACCCGGACCACCCCACAATCAGAGAGATTGCATCAGTGTTATCAGCAGATCCTTCCGTTATAAAATCGATTTGCCGGTATTCCGGGGAAGATATTATTCGGTTTGGAGAATGGACTGATCGCGAAGGACGGACTCATACTGGAGGCAGCAGGAAGACTATTGCATATAAAACGATAGCCGAAGCACTTAAGGAAAGACTAAACAAAGTATACGCCTGAAAATGATCGTCTACGTATACCGAAGGACAGAAGATACCTATGAGACGCAGAGACAATAACGAAGGCGGCCTGACCTATGATGACACTAGGAAACGATGGGTAATCACCGCAACAACACTCGACGGCCGCCGTATATATAAATACCGTAAAGACCGCGACAAGAAGGATCGTGATACAGCTAAGGAGATCCTGCGCCAGCTCCTCGATGCCGTCAACGCCAACGACACCTCCTCCGGACAAACGCTCCAGGAGTATATAAACTATTGGTTCAGTGAGATTGCATCAAAGAAGCTGCGTCCATTGACGCTACAGCGCTATAAAGGCGTAATTGAGATATACATTCTGCCGGCACTGGGCGATTTGCTGATCGATAAGGTCACACCGGATCAGGTCCAGACCATGCTCAATAATATAGACCAGGCTCCGGGAACTGTGCGCTATGTCCGCGCCGTCCTCTCCTCTGCCCTTGCAGAAGCCGTTAAACGGGGCAAGCTGGACCGTAACGTCGCTCAGATGGTAACCGTGCCTCGTATCCCCTTCAAAGAGACCACATACCTTGATGTGAGGCAATCACGACGCTTCATAAGGGCAGCACGCACCCATAGCCTGGACGCACTCTTCTGCCTTGGTATTGGCGTAGGGCTGCGCTTGGGCGAAGCCCTGGGCCTGCGCTGGTGTGATGTGGATTTCCGATCCGGCACCATCAAGGTCGTGCAGACACTACAGAACATCGGCAATGAACGCGTCATCGGAGAAACAAAAACAGGCCGCAGCCGGCGCACTCTTCCTCTACCAAAGTTCTGTAAAGAGGCGCTTCAACGTCGCCGCGATAGCCTGGCTGTAAAGCCCGCAGATGATGACCTTGTGTTCCTGACCTCTGCCGGCACGTCATACAACGCCAACAACGTCCTGCGCGCGCTCAGGAGCGTTTTAAAGACCGCTAAGCTTCCCAAGATACGTTTCCACGATTTACGGCATTCCTGCGCCTCTCTGCTGCTTGCACTGGGTGAGAGCCAGCGGCTGATAATGGCTATACTCGGCCACAGCAGCATCGGTGTTTCCATGAATACTTACAGCCATGTTATGCCGGCATTAGAGAACGAGGCCATGAATAAACTGCATGATACACTAAGCAAAGAGCCGCTAAAATGCAGGCTTTTAAAGCGAACTGTTGTCCTAACTGTTGTCCCAAAACAAAAAACGGGCTCCGGTAAAACTCCGGAACCCGCATAA